GCCTGCCCAGCAGGTTGTTGCTGTGCGCCCTGTTGTTGTCCGCCTTGAGCCTGCCTTTGCATAATATTTACAGCAGCCGATATAGCCTCTTGATTTGTTCTCACTTTTTTGTTAGCAAGTAGCGTAGATGCTAATCCCACAATTTGTTCGTACTGTTCCCGTTCATCTGCGGGAAGATAGTAAGAAAAATCCTGTGGTTTGTTATACCTATTCATATCCATAGTATAAGCATCATTATCAAATCTGGAAGCAGGGTATTGCCGGAACATCATTCCAACATCCTTTCTTAGATTTTGCTGTACATTCTGTGGCAATAAGCCACTAGTTCTCCCCCAATAAGCTCCATACTTTTGTATGTCGCCCTGAATGTCTTGGTATTTCTGGATATGTTTAATTGCTGCATCCGATTGCCCAGCTTGCATAAATCCATCAATAATCTTCTGGTCTTTTTCTGGAAGATTTTTAGCGGCGTTACCTATACCCCAGAACATAGTCTTCATCTCAGCTGTCTGTAAATCCTGCATACCAGTTTTTATCAATGGTTCTAGTTCGGCCATTTTAGCAGTATCTTTAGCTGCTTTTGCCTGTCCAAATGCATCAATCAGTTTGCCCATCTTTTCTTTTTTAAGACTAGTGCCAGCATTAAGAATAATCCCCATACCCTTTTCGTCAGTAGCAACTTGCTGAAACAATTCTAAAGCGGCTCGCCTAGAGCCACCAAGCTTCTGGTGTTCTCCAAGATAATACCCCTGTTGTTCTTTAGGTATATGCTGGAAGATTGGTATTTTAGCTAAGTCCATAGGCTGGTCTAATAGCTTGCGCTTTCTTTCCTGTTCCTTGCGCTCGGACTGTTTAGCCCACAAATCTTCTATAGCCCCAGCCGCCTGTACACCTTCCGTTACTCCACTAACGCCACCCCTAAGAGCAGCTGCTACGCCTTGTAAGGACATAATTCCCCTCCATCAACTATAAGCTCAGGCAGATACTTGCTTCTTAAGAGCTCTGTTGTTTTGTGATATAATTGATACGCTGCCTCGTTATCTTTGTCAAATAGCTCTGTGACGGGTTTAACAAGTATCTCGCGTATATTTGTATAAAATTCTTTAAGGTCTTTCTCCTGTTTGGCAATAGCATTAACCAGTTTCATGCCATGCACAAGATATAGCCTAAACCATTTGTTATGTTTTTCTTTTGCGTAGACCCTGAGTTTAGCTATAACATCTTCCTCGTCATTTGTCAAGTAGGTGTGTTTTTTGACAGCCGTACAAATCCATGTGCCAAGCCCAAGTTCTTCTAGTATTCCACCTGGATTAAATAATGCAGCAACAGTATTATTTGTGTGTCTATCGCCAATTCCCTTCTCAGCTAATTTAGCACCAATGCTGCGTTCAACCCCAGTTATTGGATTTTTAAGTCCCTCACCAAGCAATCCAAGAGGTGTGTCTCTTAGCTTTGGATTATTTGCTGTAATCATATTTATTGCCATACCACCTGCTTTAGCTAGCGCGTAATATGGAGCGGCTACGCTTATCACAGAAGACAATGCTGTTCCAGCTGTGCCCAATGCAGTTCCTAAACCAGTTCCACTCATAGTGCTTCCAACTGTACTAAAAATTTTCCCAGCATATGGTAATGCACCTTTTGCAAGACTACGTGCTCCATCTGCCACGTTCCCACTACCTAAAGCACCGATAATGCTGCCGACTGGAGCAACTACATTGCCAACTGATTGTAGCGCACCACCAACACCACCTATTTGCGAACCAATATCACCACCATACTCAGCAAGAAGACTAGCTCCCTGTCGCGCTAATCCTATTCCAGAACCAACTGTTCCTAAAACATTCTGTAAGTTAGCCCCCCTATTTACTATATCACTAATGCCGCTAGCAAGTCCTATTCCAGAAGTAACCGTGCCAGCTGGATTAAATGTTCCACCCTGTTCTTGGCTTAATGCTGTTTTGTTTCCCTGCTCAACGATGCCAGCTTCTTTAGCAAGTGTTGGGTCTGTTCTTAATTTTATTTGATTAAATACCCCGGAGTTTGGATTGTAAACAGTATTGCCGCTAGCATCAACCATAGTAAACGCTGGAACTAAATTTCCTACAGGGTCATACGCCATAGGTGTTCTGCCAAGACCAATGTTAGCTTCGGCAAACATTTTTTGTTTAGCATCAACTACTTTATTAAGTCTTTCATATTCAGCCCTTGCTCTTTTGTAAGCTTTATAAGCATTCTTTGATTCAGGATGGTCTTTTACCCTAGCCATTGTTGCCTCAAGTAGTGTCTCGGCCTCTTCCATGTTTTGTATCGAACCCATGAAATCTTGTGTTGTTTCTAATTGTGATGCTTCTGACACAGATTCATTTGTCATTGCACCGCCAGAACTAGTTGTGTCTGTACCACCAATTTCTACCCCACCAGATGGTGCTTTATCACCAATATCAGTTTCCGTAACTTCGGCGCTTGGTGTTTCTTGTTGGATTCCTAGTGTTGGTGTTTCTTTAGGCGTAACTGTTTCGGCTGGGACAACCTCTTGCGTCTCTGTTTTATCCATAGAAGACTTTATAACACCGGCCTTTGCTAAAGCATTAACTATGTCCTTTGCCACTGCTAAACCCATCTGGGTCTTATTCACGCCCTGTTGAGTGGATGCCATTTGTTGGCGTATCTCATTTTCTTTACGTTGTTGCTCAAGAAGCTTATCCCTGTATGCATTCTTCATTGCTGATTGCTGCTGCCCAGAAACAATAGCTTCTATAACACTGTCAGCAATTCGCCTACCAGATGTAGCTGTGTACATCTTGTTTGCGCTGTCAACGGGTGATGACACCTGTACATTTTTTCTTGGTTGTGTGTATGTTCCAGCCATTTATTCTCTCCTATTAACTAAGCAGACTCATTATATCGCTCCAGAAATCGTAACCACCACCAGGGCTTTCTTCATCAAATATATTTTTAGATTTTGGAGCAAACGAAAATGCCTCCTGAGGCATATCGAATGTAGCACCACTATTATACGGCGAAGAAAACTCCTCAGTATCAAAGTTTCTTAGATTATAGTCACTATAGTTTTGACCGTTGCCAGTTAGGTAGTTCTCATAATCATCCATTCTTGTTCCAGATGTTGGTTGTTTCCTGCTACTAAATATTCTATCAATAAAACTAGTGTCATCTGTGTCGTCAGTCTTTCTTCCCTTTAGTGCAGTATAGGCCGTAAGCGCGCCTGTTCCTGCATTGAAGATATCTCCAATAGCACCTGCCCTTGCAGTTCTCTCCTGGTTCTTTCTCATTTTATTCAGGTAAGTAAGATTCTGTTCATGTAACGAGAGGTACTTGCTACGATAACGATTTTGTGCGGCTGCATCAAGTTCGCCAGCAACCATTTCTTGTATAGCGCCAGCTGATGGCACTTTACCAGAGGTAGCATAATATTGATTAAGCCAGCTTGGATTCCTCCTATTCATGAATATGTTCGATGTGTCAGCCATAATTTCCTCCTATCGTGTATGCTCTCGCACCTTTTGGTAAGTTACAGTCATATATAAAGGTTCAAATCCTTTTGTCTCTACAGATGAACTGTGTACTAATTTAAACCCATGAAACACCGCTGGGTTAGAATATATATCCTTCATTGTGTTAGAATAACTATGTGTTGAATCGGCTATGCTAAGTGAATAATCCGTCCCAGAACTAGCACCATCAAGATAGTGTGTCATTGTCACTGTGTTTGATGTCGTCTTTGGAACCGCTATTAAGTTAACCTTTTCAATTGATGTGTAAATAGCAAGATTATTTTCTACTGGCAACTGCTCTCCAAAAAATAAAGTAGATGCTATTGCTGTTCCATCGAAAGTTGTTCCATGCTCCAATCGTTCCATGTACCCAGTATCTATAAAGCCGTAAGAATACTTACTTCCATAGGTATCGGATACACCTAGCCCACATTGTAATCTATTTCCAGAAGCCCTGTCTATTTCGTACCATCTCCACTTTTTCATGTCAAGCACGTATTCTTTATCTAGTGTTGTGCTTGTTCCAGAAGCCCACAACCAATGGTACTCCTGTTCTTGTTCATCAACAAATCCAAACTCACTGCCAGCCATACTTAAATTAACGTGGGTAGTTTCATTCTGGTCAAACACATTCTTAATATCATTAGACACACAGAACGGAGACTGCCCATTTGAAAGATAGATACCATCATTGGCTCTCCAGATTGCAATGTTTTTTGCTTGGTTAATGTTTTGTTCAAATATAACCGAAGCAGTTTTAAGCGTCATTGGAGCATTGCAACCAACTGTCGGGGATATCCTGAATCTACTCCACGAGACACCGGTTGTAGACTGGTTCCATTGTAGAATCCACGATTCTCTTGCCTTAAGAACTATGACAATGTTGTAAATGTTCGAGGAGTATTGGGCATATACTGCGGCAGCACATGTCAGCTTATCGTCATCACCAAATGTAATTATCTGACTGTCATCACCATTAAGAACCTCTGGCCTATCCTGTGCCCCAACAAGAAGAGCATTGCGATACTCGTTATTGTTATCTCCAAGCATGAGCCTATCGGCAGCGGTTAGACAAAAAGAGTATCCTGTTATATCTTGCGGAATCGGGATGCCAGCTATGTAGTAAACCCTAACAGATGCATCAAGTGCACCAGAAACACTTAATCTATAATAATAAAAAGGAAAACTCCCAGCTGTAGACTTTTGCGTTTCGTTAGAGACATCTGGATTGTTCCAGCTAACTACACCAGACCGAGCAAGCGTTTTACCATCTACTGATGTTCCATCGACAGTACCGGAAATTAGTCGATACTCATTGCCATCCCAACAAGAAACACTAAGTACAGACGCATTGCTATTTGTGTAATTATCAGGTACTGCTATAAAAATAGCTGTCTGTTTTGTGATAAAACCACAGTCAATAAACGTAGTAGTTGGCAATGAATTTAGGTTTGCATATGTACCATCATCCTCGGAAACATAGGTGTTAAAGTTTCTTACGTTTAATGTTATGTCAACAGACGATGTTGATGTAGTTTTATAGCATGCAGCAATGTCTCTAAAATTTCCATCCCACACATCACCTATTGCCTGGAATGGCATATCTACTGATATATTAGAAATATCGAATCCGCCAGCATCTATGGAAATCAAATACCAATAAAGATAATATCCCTCGATGAATTTAGGTTGTGAATGTTCACTTTGGTCGCCAAGATACACAACACCAGTTTGGGCTCCAGAGATACTGTTCACAGAAGTTTCGTCATCAATTGTTATACTTTCCCATGATGCTCCGTTATAAATCTTAGCTGTCATAGTTGTTGCTACTGTATTAACCATAGGTATGTATAGCTTTAATGCCTCAGCGTGTCTTGTTGTTCCAATCAATAAAGTGGTTGATGGTGTTGCAAACCCAGCAACCTGCGGAACAAACGTAGAAGTATATCTTGCAATACCTTTGGAAATACGTGCTTCATCGAGATATCCCTTCATGTATGATGTGTTGGCACTTCGTCCTATTGTGAGGACTGCTGCCACATCTGGCATTGCGCTAGAGCCTATTGCTTGCGTGGTAGTAACTGTACAAGAAGCGAGACCACCAGCAATAGAACCATCAGTTATAACATTTCCATTATAAAAAAAGCGCAGGTTGCTCCCTTGCCTAGATATAGCCAAATGCACCCATGTGTTATCATCAGAACTTGATAAAAAATTTAAAGCAAAAGTATAATCAGCAACTGTTGTACCGCCAGAACGAGCTTTAAAAGTAAAGGTACGAACAGATGATTCTTGCCCTCCCCAATACTCAACCCAACCCGATGTATATGTCATTACTTCTTTGAGATACCAGTAATTATCTGCATCAGCGTATTGCCCCATATACCCATAAGTTCCACTTGTAGCCGTTAGGTATGCCCATGTTTCTATTGTAAAGTCACCTGTAGAAAAATTCCAACTAGCAGAGTCTGGTGTATCCCAATGGTCATCTGTTCCATCAAAATAACTTGAAGCAGAACCAAATTTTTTAAAGATTGTTGACAGTTTTGCACCATTTCTACTTGTCATTGCAACTGTGTCTGGTGAGCCATCTGTTGTTGTCGTAGCATTATGCTCTCCGTTGAACGCCAGCAATAATTTAGTGTAAGAATCTATTTGCCCGCCAAACGAAAATACATTATCAGCAGTCTCAGATTTATTTGTAAGCTTCTGCGTAATATCTTTTGGGTTTGTTGGAGTATCTGTCGCGCTGGTTAATGTTGCCGAACTTGCAATAATAGCGCCGCATTTTGCCTCAAATCCGTCCCATATACAAACATCTTTTCCATTAGCGTAAATCATTTGTCCGTTGGGTGAATCACAAAAATACCCAAAACCAGCACCAGCTGTGTCAGTCCAGAGTGATGCTTGTGTAAATGTTGGATTAGCTGCACCTTGGTCAGCAGTGTAAGTCCCATTAGACAACACTTCGCCAAGTGTGAATGTTCCATTTCTACCAGAGACAAGATAGTTCATACTATTTATTTTCTTAAGTACCTTGCATGTCTTTCCACTAGTGGCTCCAGTAATTGTGTCACCTGGAGTCCACGAAGTTGCAGGTGCAACATCCAGCACAAGATACTCATTAAAGTTTCCTGTTGATGGTATCGTTTGAGAAAAGAACGCAACGGTAGCTGAAGTTAGTCCTGTATTAAACGCCTGAACTAATATATGTGTTTCTGGGTAAAGATTTTTAACTAAATGGTGCGCGCTTCTAACCTTTAGGTTAGTTGTTAAACCTGTGATGGAGTTAATCTTTGTCATTCCCATTACGCTTACAGGATGGTTTTCACCATACCTCATGTTGGTCATGGTTCTAAAATTCTTGCCAGCTTGTGCAGCATTGGCAGAAGGAACCCATTGTCCATCAAGTGGAACCATGAGTATCGCATCTTGAACATTTTGCGCCGGACTTATTTGTGGGTTAAGCCTCGGTAATGTAAATTCTCGTATATCTTTAGCCATTCAAACTCCCTAAGAAAAACGAACATCTTCTATGCCATTTGGTATATTCGGCAGTAATGCCTGAGACAAAAATTCCAAATCATTATCAAACATTCCCATTAACTCTGTCGCCACGTCTTTCTTGTTATCCTGTTCAAGCGCACGAGAAGCAGCGAATGGTGTTATTAATCCACATAAAGAATATGGGATAACTGGTACGTCATTGACACCAGAAAGCGCAGGTGGTATCGAAGCAAGGTACATTGTCAATGGATATATGTCTGCTGGTATAGGTTCTATCCCTATATAGTTTCCATATTCAAACCAATATTTAGGAAGTATCCCGTCTAGCCTTACGTGCCCAAGTTGCAACGGAGTAATCTTAATTAGAGCCTTATTGTTGTATTCAACCGCCAGACATTTATACCCAGAAAAAGCTACTGTCCTTGTAAGCGCCGCTGTTGAGTAAGCTGTAGAGATTGTCCTATATGCCCCAACTCGTTGTGCTATTGTTCTAATAGCCTCGTTAATATATATTGTAAGTATGGCATCACTCCAAAAACTAGCCGTTGTCTCTCTGAGCATAGCCCTGACAGTAAGTAAAATGTTTGAAAGCTTGTAAGAATAGGCAGCCATTATCTTTTAGTCCTCACAGCATCTGGAACTCTTATGTCAATCTCCCTTGAGGGAATTCTTCTTATATGTGTATCAATTAACTGCTGTAAAAGAATTGTATATTCAGCGTATTTAGCAGCAGCATCTTCATATTTTCTTTTCTTTAATTTAGCCATCATACAAATGTATGGAACAATTGCCTCTTGAAATTCATAGGGAATTTGTGGTGACTCGCCTACAGCATCCATCATATCTGTAGGATAAATAGAAACATACGCATTAAGTGTGTAAGCATCATTAGGTATCGGTTCTATCAAAATATAATTGCCCCACTGTACCCAATACTTTGGTTTTGTTTCTTCATGTATTCGTATATGTCCAAAGTGGTGTGGCGTAATCCTTAAAGTGCTAAGTGGTGCGTTAGGTATAATAATTGTTCTTTCATAATCTTTCCACACAGCATCAGTTGTATCCTTCCAGACACTATCAGTTGTGTCCTTCCAGTTAACCTCTCCTCCAATTAAAACTGTTGATGTGCCGCTTTCGACAAGTTCAACAGAGTTTACTTTTACACATGTAAGCGTAGCCAGCGAGACATGTCTTTGACTTGCGGTAGTTGTTAGCGCCTCAATTGATTCAAGGCATCCAGTCTTGGCGCAGATGTCTCTTTCTGCGGCGTTAATCCACATATAAATTTCATCAGATGTCCAAAGGGCTGCTGTTGCTTCATCTAGTAATGCCCTAGCACTATTTGTTATTTCAGTTACTGTCATAAGTTAACATCTACCTTGATATGATATTGTTGTTATTAGCAATTTAAAATATTCTAAATCTTTAGTATAGTGCAAAAACTTCTGAAAGGTCGCCCCAGAATTTAACACGGCTCTTTCCCCGGAAAGCTTGCTAATTGTTTCTCCCAAAAGAACACATCCCAACGAATGTTTTTCTATATTCCCAGAATGAAACAGGAGATGCTTGTGTCCACCTACACCAGCTGTTCCCTCCCTTACAATCTCAAAAGTATTTTTCCATTTCCAGCCATTAAACCTCTTACAAATATATACTCCATCTGGTATATGGAATCTTTCTAAATCTTTAGAATCAGGCATTAGAAAAAAACAATAGAACTGGAAATCGTCTATTTCAAAAATACCAAACGCGCCTTGTTCGCTTTCCTTGACTCGTATTAATTCGGCTAACTTTGTTTCCGCCATTACTTCCTCTTTGTTCTAGCGTTTCTTGTTTTGCAGACAACTATTTGTTCAGCCAGCCCAATTTCGAGTTTGCCTACTCTACCATTTTGTATCCCAACGTGTTCAGCTAGTTTGTCGATAGAACTCTTAATATCGGTGGAGGACTGTGCATAAAAAGCTCTGTTATCTTCAATTCGTTGTTTAATTTCATTAGAAACAATGGCAGCCTTTTCTGCCACGCTTTCTGCTGTTCTGGCAGCCTTATCGGTTACGACCTCAGTAATGCTTCTAACTTCTTCCCTGTCTGATATTCTGTCCCTTTCAGCCTGCTCCCTATCATATTTTCTATTAGCATCAACAGTATTCATCCATCGGCGGACAAAAAACCCAATTATTAACACCAACGTCACATTTATAACATTCCCTATAATCATAAACTCATTCATTGTTTTAACTTCCTAGTTTTATTTTATTACATCATTACTAATATCTGGGGGTTATTTTCACCTGTATATTCGCTACTGCCATTTATTTTATATCCTCTACATTGTTACTAAAAAGTTCCCTGCCGCCGCTTCTGTCCCTATTGCGTTAATGGAACCGATGCCTGTTCCCCACGGCGTCTCATATGTAGCACTCCCTTGCCCAAATCTATCACCGCTATAACGTAGCAGCCCATCGCCACCGTCTTTACGGTGAAAACTGCCGGATGTGCTGAACCAGCCAATTAAATCGTTTGTTTCTACATCACAGTTTTTGCCTGTAAATGTCTGCG